ATTTCGTAATAAGATATTTGATTTTTTTTGATCGTGTAATTTACACAACAGCGACATTTATTGATCTTTTGGAAACCGCATCTTAATAGAATGTCTTTAGTTGAAGCCATAACAAACATATCGTCTTCATAACAATAATATAGTGGTCTTTTTTCATTTCTAAAAAAATGTAATTCTTTGGTTTGGTTGTTAATAACTATTGATGATATTGAAGCTTTTACATAGTCTTTAATAGGGTGACTTTTTTGTAAAAAACTTTTAATTATAAACTCTGAGTCATTTTTTGTTTTAAATTCATAACCATATTTACCCCAATGTGAGCTATGCTCTTGGGTTATAACACCATTATGAACCACTGCCAAATCATCATATGCTATAGGTTGGTTATGCTCTATTGATGAGGTACTGTATCTAGTATGTGCAATCAAACTTCTTGTCTTTATATTTTTTATTTCTAAAAAAGTGGCATTTTTAGCAATTTTCTCTGTTTTCAGAACATCGTGATCGACATAACTTATGCCTGAAGCATGTTGACCTCTTATTTTAGATTGTAATAAAAGTTTTTCAATAATATCTGTCGGTATGATATTTTTTGATACTATACCTACTACACCGCACATTATCCTAAAATCTTCTCTTTTATTTGATCTGCTTTTTTGATTTCTTCTGGTAGTGCAATTTTTTTTGTTTCTGTTTTTGCTCTTTCAAGTTCATACTCTTTACTGCCACAATAAATCATTTTTTCCCTATAATAACAAACTACTGATATTCTTTCAAAATAAGTAATTTTTTCTGGTTCAGTATTACCATGAACTTCATGCACATCAAATAATGCAACATCACCATGTTTTAAATCTAATCCAACACCATATTTTGGCAAAACAGTAATAAATCCATTATATTTTCCTCTTGAAATAACACCTAAATTTCCAAAACCCTCTTTTAAATCTCCTTGATCTTTATGTCCTGCGGTTTGAAAATTTTTATTAACTGTTACTGTTGTAAATGCAGTATTCTTAATAATAAAATCTTTTGAAGATGCATCTGCCAATGCTTTTTGAATTTTATATCTATTAGGTGCATATTTTTTAAAAATTGTATTTATTGTCTGAATATATGGAATACAAAGTTGATACTCGTTAAAATGTGCTTGTGAAAATGCCGTTGTTCTACAGTAAGGTATTCTTGGATATCTATCCATATAACCTATTATTGAACTGTATACAGGCAATGAATAACTTGTTTTTGATATTTTACCATTATTTAAAATAGGATTGTATTTACTGCCATTTATCTTTCCTATTATTTTACCATCAATTACATCACCTATTTTATAAACTTTATCAATATCACCTGATGCTGAACCTCTATTGTTTGATTTATGTGCAGATTTTCTAAATGGTATCCTTGCATTTTCTAATATATTTTTTGGAATTGCATTTTTTTTAAGAACACAAAGCAAATCCCCATTTTCTTTAAAAACTTCGGTATCTTCTTCAATAAGATGTTTAATGTGTTTATTTGTTAAAAATTTGCCAATTAAATTGTTACTTTCTTTCTCATTTAAAATTGGTTGTAATTTAATTGATTTCATTTTTATAAATTTTTTTCTTCATTAGACACACATAAAAAAACTGCATCTGATATATTATCTATTTTATTTTTTTCTCTAACTTTTTCTATTATTTGCCTAAATTTTGTTTCATCTTCTGGTTTGAAAAAAAGTTGTATCATTTTTACGTCATTTAATAAACGATTTTCGTCATCAAGCTCCACTATAGGGTCGGTTATTTCTATCTCTTCTTTTGAGAATATACTGTCTAACTCTTCATTTGTAAATCCAATTAAGTTTAAATCTATTTCAAAATCTATAAGTTCATTTAATTCGTTTTGCAGAAGATTGTTATCCCACATTGATTCTTCATTAACTCTATTATCAGCTATTCTATATGCCTTTGCTTTTGCTTCTGACAGATCTGCAATTTGAACTGGCACTTTTTCTAAACCTAATTTTTTTGCACCTGCTAATCTTGTATGCCCCACAATAACAATCATGTTTTTATCCACAACAATAGGTTGCTGAAAACCATATTCTTTTATAGAGCTTGCAACCTTATCTATTGCTTGGTTTTTTCTAGGATTATTATTATAAGGGATTAATTTATTTATATCTATTTCTTTAATTTCCATATTTTATCCTTTGTTTAATTGCTTTTTAAGAAGCATACAGCCGTCATCTTTTGTTTTTTGGTAGTTAACCACCCTATTTAATCCTTTTAACTGTCATGTGTTGTTTTTCAATAAAAATTACATGAGTTTCATTTACATTTAAATTTCTAATATTTTCAATATCGTGTTGTTTAAAATTATTATACCCAAAAGATGTTTCCCTTAAGAATGAACCTAAATCACCTCTATATGTGATTTCATTTGCAGTTGAAATTTCTATTTGCATTATATCATTCCATTTAATTCAAAAGTTTTAATTGCTTGTTCTTTTGTAAACTGGTTTTCATTTACTGCTCTTTTAACATCAGGCAAATTTTGTTTAGCAAATTCTTTTAACCAATTAGAACAATTTTTTTCTCCATTTATTGCTTCTTTAAACATTCTGACTCTTTGTTTATATTGGCTATCAAATGTATTTATAACTTTTGTTTCTTTTACAGTTTCATCTAAATATTTTTTTGCTGATAACCAAAAAGCAGGGTGTTTAGCAAATTTTTTATCATCAACTGATTCATAATACTCATTATATAATCTTGCTAATTCAAAAGGTTTAACAATCCAGTGATCATCTAATTTTAAATAATTCTTTTCTGCAATTCCTTTGCTTACTTTATTTGATACTTTTTCCCAAAAATCTGCAAAAAATGGTGAGTAAATTTTTTCAATCTTTTTAGGGTTATTAATAGGGGTTGGGGTAGTGGTAAGGGTTAGGGGGGTTTCTTCTAGGTTTTGTCTAGGTTTTTTTGGTCTTCCCCCTAATCTTCCATTTTTCTTTGATGCTTCCATTCTATTCGTTATATAAATAAATTCTTCTAATTGTCTTTCATTTTGGTAGTGGTCTTTTACTTTTACAAAAAACTCTTGAATAATTAAATCACAACTGTTTTTTTCACTTTCCGATATGCAATTTGCTATTCTATAGTAGGTCATGCTTGAGCAGGGTATACCACTACATCTCTTATTCCAGTTCCAACAAAGTAATCTAATATAAATGCCAACTGCTTCATTAGTTAAGTGTTGTGTTCCTGCAATAAAATCATCAGTAAATAAATACCATGCTTTTAATTTTTCTTTTGGTTTTGAATTTTCGTCTATATACATTTTCCCCTCTTTTTTTATTTTTATCATAATTTAATTAAGATTAAAACCAAATTTATTATTTTGGTTAATAACCCCATACTTCTTTTCTTGCTTGTAAAACAGTTGGCTCTTTCCATATCCAATTATCAGGATTAGGAATTAAACTATTTTTAACTTCTTCTTTTGATTCAACACTTGCTAAATAATTTCCCATTACTTCAACAATATGCTCGCATAATCTATAAGGCATAATATAATCATCTAAACTCATAGCTCTAAATTCTGCATCTTTTGTTTTTGTTGGTGTTTTTAAATACCATAATATTTGTTTTGCATTTGTTGCTTTTTGGTAAATAGATTGTTGTAAAGCATGGGAAGTTGAAATTTGATTTGGTAAATTTTTTGAAGTTTTTAAATCTATAAAAAATTCTTCTTTTGTGTTTTTATCTTCAAAGTGAAAATCTGTATATCCCACAAAAGGCAAACCCTTTATTTTCATTTCAACTTTCTTTTGGTAACTTAATAAATTCCATTTAAAAGCATTTTCTTGAAATGTTTTTGCCCCTAATTCTAATAATGGCAATAGATTCAATCTTTCTTCTTCTGTCTTTGGGTCATTAATGTTTTTGCAATTTTCGTCAAACTCAAACATAATTTTTTCCCCTGCATCTTTTAAATCCATTCCATTAAGAATCATATTTAAACCACTTTCAACTGCATTTCCTCTTACACCTGATGCACTTAAAGGAAATTCATATTTAAAAATTCTTCTTAAAGCCCATCTTTCTCTATAAAATGCAAATTCATTTAACTGGCTGAATGATAAGGGAAGAATAGACTTCCCCTTATCACTATTAAATTTTTCAAAATGTTCAATCATACTTCCCTCGTCCATTTTAAAATTTCTTTTTTGTTGGAAAGTAATTGTTTTCTAACTTTGACTAAATCAGCATATATATTGCTTTCAACACCAAAACACCCAATATAATTTTCAATTTTATTTAATAATTCTTCACTTACAATTAAGCAATTATCATAAATTGATAATTTATTAAATTTATGTTGTGTTTTATCAAAATTTTCTTCATTTTCTTTTAAATTATTAACTAAAGAAGTTTCAATTTTATTTGACATTATTCCCCCCATTATCAATTAGAGAATATTTAGCAAATGTCTTGCCCTTTTCAGTAATATGTTCTGTGATAATGTTATATCCACTTTGTCTTAAGTTGAATATTCTCGCACCTAATCGAAAACAACCAAATTTTTCTAATGCTTCTAATGGTGTTATTGAAAGACCTTTTTGTAGATATTCCAATATTTGTTGGTTTTGTGTTTGGCTCATAATAAACTCCTTTCTATAAGTTTTGTTTTGCCAGTTCCCTTTCATTAACAACTTTTGTCCTTAAGTCATCTCTAAAGGCTTTAAAGGTTTCAAACTTAATTTTAGCTTGATTCCTTTGTTTTAGGGTTTTTTCGTATCTATCAAAAAAAGCCCCTAATTTCTTGTCTGAATAAATCCAGCCATTTAATTCTGTTGAATTTTTATAACCACCTTTTAATGAATAATAAACTGTTAATTCTGCTATTATCATTTTTTCTTCTTTTTTCATTAATTCAACTGCTGTATCTAAATCTGCAAATGTCATACCCAATTCTTCTTGCTGGTATGATAATTTTGCAGGGTCAAATTCTAATGTATAAACCATTTAATCCACCTTATCACAAACTAATATTTCATGGTTTACATCAACTATTTCTGTTATTTGCTGTTCATCAAATGCTTCAATTATTACTGTAACAACTTTATTATGTTGAGCCATTTCTAAATTATTTTTAAAAAGTTTAATTTTAACAAAATATGTATTATTCATAATTACCCCCTAAATTCTTTATCTTTTATTTTTTCAATTAACTTTAATTTCCAATATTCATTTAAACTTTTGTTTTGATGTGCCTTTTGGTGGCAATCTCTACAAAGTGGAAATAAATTATCAATTCTATTTAATCGGTTGTTTTTTACACCCCCCATTCCTCTAGGTGTTAAATGGTGTATATCAACTGCTAATTGCCTATAACAACCCCAACAAACGGGGCTAGCCGTTTCATGGTAGCCCCAATAGTCAGCAAATAGTTTTTTATAATTCTTTAAGGTTTTCATTGAAACTTTTTACTGCATTTTTTGTTAAATCATTTATATCATCAACTGAAAAATGACCACTTCCCATTGACCTACCTACAACACCAGTTACGAATATATCCATTCTTTGTGTATCATTTTTGGATAAATTACTTGATTGAATAGGTTTTGAGTTTTGATTATTTACCTCAATATTTGAATTATTTGCTTCCATATTATTATTGGAATTTGCAATTTTTAAATTCTCAATATTGGTGTAAGGATTCCCATTTGCTGATGTTCTTGTATTTGTTTCATCAAAATTAATTGCATCACCATTTTTAGGCATGGGATTTAAAACTGTTCCCCTTAAATACAATCTTCTGCCATCAATTAAATCAATAGCATAATTGGGAACTCCATCTTTAGTATTATCAAAACATTTATTTACAATATTATTTTTAGCCATTATTTTCTCCATTATTTTTTGCTAATTTATTATAATTGTTATTAATTATAATCTCCATAAATTATTTGTCTTCCCCCCAATAAAGAGGAACTGAAACAATATTTTCCTTATGTGGTGGTTTAGACATTCCATAGACTAAAACCCTTGCTTTTGGTCTATAAAATTTTATTGCATCAAAACTTTTTTTGGCATGGTCAAATTCTTTAAAATACATTTTATTATATTTTCCAAAACCATTAAATTCTGCAACACAATAACTTTTAATATAATGTTTTAAATAACTTTCATATTCTGCAAGTTCTTTAAAATTTGTAATGTTTTCCATTTTATTATTCCCCCTTTTTTAAAACTGCCTTATAATAAATGAGGTTTTATCCTCTATTTTAATCACAGTTGTTTGTTCTTCAATATCCTCTATGGTTTTATATTCCTCGCCGTAATCTTCTTGAAATTCTTCAATGCTATAAAATTCTGAAAACTCGCAAGAAAAAGCCACAATATCCATTTCTATATCTTCTTCAGTATTCTCGCTATATTCCCATAAATAATTATAAAGTGATTCTAAACCCTCGTAAGAAAAATTATGTTTGTATTGTTCAGACCTATAGAAATAATCTCTAAACATAGCTAATGTTATAGTATCTGTTATTGCCATTTTATTCCCCCTCAATTATGTAAATCATAAGTTAAATTCATTGGAACTTTATCTTTTTTATAAATAGTTAATCTTTTATCCAGCTCCCTTAAATTACTTCTTATAGCTATAGTAATAATTTTGCTGTCTTCTATCATATTTCCATTTTTATCTAAAACGGCTGGAATATATTTATAAACTTCCCATCTATACCCTTTTATTATTTTCCTTTTGGTAGTTTGTTCCTCATCACAAATTAATAATCTTCTTAAATAATAATTTTCCCATTCTCCATTT